GCTTCTCCTTGAGTTCCAGTCGCTTGGTCAGGAGTTGGGCCGTGAGGCGCTCGGCACCGGAGATGTCGAAGGACCACCCGGCGCGTTCGATGTCCCGGCAGATGAGCGCGACGTTGTGCTCGAGTTCCCACGCTCGGTCCGAGATCGCCTGCTGGATCAGGTGGTGCCAGAGCTGGCGCGTGACCTCCGTGTCCTGCTCGCAATACTCCTGCATCTGCTCGGTCCACCGGGACCAGTCCGCATCCTCGCCAAACTCGTCCTTGTGGATGCCGAGGCGGTAGCCCCACGCCTTGAGCGAGTGACTCCCGATCATCGCCTTCGGGAAGGACTCGCGCTTGTAGTCGTCGGTCCTGATGTCGGGGTACGCCAACCGCGAGAGGACCAAGGTGTCCACGACCTGCGCCTGGGTACGGAACCCGAGGACCTTCTCAAGTGCGGGGAGATCGAAGTTGATGACGTTGTGGCCGACGATCACCCCGGCATTGGCAAGCACCCGGAGGGATTCGCCGTGCCCGATCTCCTGATGGGTGGATGCAAGCACGTCGCCCGTGACCGCGTCCCGGACCACGATGGAGTGGATCCTGGTGTAGTTGTCGAGCGCGTCGGTCTCGATGTCGAAGATGACGGGGTTCATGCCGGATCCCCCGTAAACAAGCATGTCTCATCTTGGACTTCGTTTCCCCAAACCATCCAATTGGGGCGCTTCCTTCGAGCAAACAGCTCAAGGCGATTGCCATCCGGAAACAACCTGTCAAGGGCATCCTGCACGGCATCCGGCTTCTTGCTGTGACCCCGGCGAGGAGCAAGAACCACCTGAGAGATCGGAGAAGTACTTGCCCGCTTTACATGACCGCGCATGCCGAGCAAGACGTACTCGCAAGCGGATCGCGTGTATGACCCAGGTCCGCAGACAATGGTTGCGGATTTCGGGTTCTGCTTTACCCAGACAAAGAGCATCGTCTTGTACTTGAATCCCCACGCCTCCATGACTCTGAATGCGTCAGGAAGACACGGCCCGGTCGCCCACAACGCAAGGACACAGTTCTTGTCCCTGAGAGACCGGACAGGAAGACGGCAGATGTCGTCCGTGTCCATTGTTGGGTAGTGCCTTTCAGGGGAAAAGTTCCCGCCGTCTTTTCCGGTCCCCCATAGATAGGACCAAGGGGGATCAGCGCAAATGACCTGATACCGACCAGTCGGCCACTCATGCAAAGTCTGGTTCATCCCCCGACCGCCTCACGGACGTCTTCGGCGTCCCCTGGGTGCATCACCGCCGGCGTTCCCTTGCCATGCCAAGCAGACTCGATGTTGAAGGAGATCCACTCAAGGGCCTCCTCGTCGGTCATGCCGTCGGCCATGAACTTCTCGACCAGCTTGCCGTGGTCGTAGATGACGATGGGAGGCTGACCGCAGCGGCAGGCCCACCCGATGATGGCCTGATCGCACCCGTCGATGAGCAAGGTTTCCGCGTCGATCATCCTTGATCCTTTCGCCTGACTGTCTGTGCTGCCGAACAATCTATCGACGATCCTTGGGACCGCTAGGGTCAGAACGGAACTTCTTCCTCTTCCTTTGCGTCCTCGGATGGGTCGAACATCGGGCACTCGCTCATGCGCCCCGTCTCCTTGTCGTACTCAAGCGCGAGGCACGTCCCGGTCTCGCCCGTGTACCGGCACTTCAGCACACGAACCCGGGTCTGGTTCTTGTTCTCGCCCTGCTGGTTCCGCTCGAGCGCGATCACCGCATCGGAGAGCTGCGCGATGCCTTGGCTCGACCGAAGGTGACTCAGGCTCACCTCGCCTCCCTCCTCATGGCTCCTGCCGTCCACGCGCTTGAGGTGGCAGACCATGAACAGGGTGATCTGGGTCTCCTCGACGAGGGTACGGAGCTTCGTCACAAGCGCATCGAGCATCCGGCGCTCATCCCCCTGCCCGTCGTTCAGGCCGCTCACGGCGATGGAGATGTGGTCGAGGACCACGGCCTTGCAACCAAGCCCCTTACCCATGTACCGGATACGGTCGAGGAGGTTCTGGCCCTCGGTGGACCCGAAGTGGTCGTAGAGAAACACCTTGTTCTCCCCGAACACCCGGTCGAAGGACGCCTTCAGCTCCTCCTTGTCGGCACCGAGATGGAGACGCTTGTTGGCCTCAAGGCTCATCAGGCCGATGGCCGTGCGGGCCACGGATTCCTCGAGGGCGATGTAGCCGACCGGGGTCCCGTTCTTGATGAGGTGGTAGGCGAGCTCGCGGCAGAACTGGCTCTTGCCGACGCCCGTGCCTGCGGTGACCGTCACCAGCTCCCCGGGACGGATGCCGTGGAGCATGTTGGTCAGGGGTTGCCAGGGGTAGGCGATGCCCGGGGATGCGTCGAAGGACTCGATGCGTTCCCAGATGTCCTGCGCTGCGACGATGCCGTCCGGTCGGTACGCGGGGGCGATCCAAGTGGCGTTGACCAACTCCTTCGCCTTGCCGTTGCGGATGCAGTCGTTCGCATCCTTCATCGGGAGCTGGGCGATGAACGCCTTCCCGGGGGACAGGATCTTGGCGCACTCCTTGGCCGCCTTCTGCCCGGGCTCGTCCATGTCGAAGGCGAACACCACTCGGTCGAAACCTTCAAGCCAATCCAAGGATTTTGCAATCGCCTTGGGTGCCGACTGGGCACCGTTTGGGACGCTCACGACAGGCCACTTGTGCTCCTGCACCTGGCTCAGGCTCATGGCGTCGATCTCGCCCTCGGTCACCACGACCATCCGGCCCTGCCCGGAGAAGCGGTGCTGACCGAACAGGACCATCCGAGAGGCGTCCCCGAGGATGCGAAACTGCTTGTCGGCGGTGCGGATCTTCTGTGCAATAACCTCGCCCGATGCGTCCCGGTAGTGAGCAACCTGCACAGGCTGCCCTTGGTGCTCCCCGATCCCGTATCCCCACAGGCGGCACGTTTCCTCGGTGAGGTGCCGCTTCTCCAGGGCCGCGTATTCGACTTCGATCATCCCTGCCAACCTTCCTTTCGTTCGTTCCATCGGTGGCTCGCCGTCGCCTCGTTCGTGGTGCTGGCAGCCGAAGCAGTACGCATGGCCGTCCGAGTACCGGGCGAGGTTGTTCCTCGACCCGCATCTCGGGCACGGCTCATGCCGGATGAACCTCGATTCGCTCATGCGCCGGCGACGACGATGGCGGTGCGGTCGCCGCAGGCCCACACGGCGTTCACGCGCTCGCCCATGTGCTTGATCAGGGCCATCGCGTCGGTGCGCTCAACGGGAAGCCACTTCTCGTCCACCTTCGATCCGGTCCCGGGCTTCCCTGCCCGGGTTCTCCGGATCGTCACCCCGGCATCCCAGGGGTGATCCGCTTCCTTCATGTAGAAGGACACCGTGACGAGCGTTCCTTGCCCGTCGTACTTGAGGTTCATTCACGCCTCCACGGCGTAGCAGGAGGGCTTGGTCACCTTCGCGGCCTCGCCCCAGTTGGCGATGAACGAGGAGAAGTTGCTCATGTTGCGGTCGATGAAGTGCGCCAGCATCCGGGCCTCGGTCCCGTTGAGGCGGACCATGAAGTCCCCGTAGCAGATGAGCAGGTCGCTACCTTCGAACTTGAAGGTCGGCTTCTCCGGGTCCGTCGGGACGAGCTGCGGGTTGTTCACGACCTTGTACGAGTTCTTGGAGTGCATGGATGAATCTCTCTGTGTCTTCGAGCCTGAGCATCAGGAGCCAGTCGCTCCTGTCCCGGCGCATCAAGACGACGGGAACCTTGGTCTTGCAGTCGCGGACGGCCTGCTCGATGAAGTCGTAGACCGCGATGGACTTCCTGAGCTTGACCTCGCAATGAATGTTGCCCGTGCCGCCGAGGTCGGCGGAGAGGGAACCGGAGGATTGGGCTGCCCGGTACGCCGTGGTGATGCCCCACCACCTGCGTATCGCATCCCGGGCATCCCGCTCACCCCGCTTCCCACGCTCCCGGTTGTTGGGCATTAGTCAGTACAGGCACCGCAAGCGATGCCCTCCGTGTCTGGGCCGTCGAACAGGACTCCTTGGATCGAGACCTGCTGAAGCATCTGCTTGTAGGTGGGGATGTCCTTCCTGAACCGAGCGCCAATCAAGTCCTCCATCTCAACCCACCACTTCATGCGTTCTGGATCTTCAGCGATCAGACGCTCAAGAGTCTTTCGGCTCTTGAGGAAGCAGCCGAAGCAGTTGCCGGCAGAGTTGTCGCCTGGAGGGAACTTGAGGTCAAACGAAGATGCCTGCCAGAACCCATTGACATCCGAGGCGGTCACCCCGGCGCGGGCCAAGGGACAGACCTTGACCTCGTCGCCGTGATCCTTGATCTTGGCGACACGACGAGGTTCGTCTGCCCGGATTCCAACAGCCGTCGTCCAGGCATCCCAGCCGAGGATGTGCTTCGCAAACCGACGAACGGCCAGGACCTTCATCTCGCTGGTGCAGAACCGGGTGATCGGGTTCGGCAAGTACCGCTTCTTCCCAATCAACCCGGCGAACACCTTTCCCTCCCGGTCGGCGGATTGAGGAGAAACCTCACGCACGAACGGACGTTCAGGCATCCACTCAACCCACCGAACATGACAGCCCCAGTTCCGGGATACCGCCTCAATGAAGTCGTATGTCGCTGGGTGTTCCCGGCCTGTGTTGCAGAACACGACCTCAACCTCGGGCGGAAGAGATCCGCCATAGGCGTCAATGACCATTCGGAGCATGTATCCGCTCGTCCTGCCACCGCTGAAACTAACGATGGCAGGCTGCGGGATGCGGAAGTGGTCCATCAGAAGTCCTGCGCCTTGACCTTCTTGTCGGTACCAGCCCGGACGGGCTTCGGGTCATCCTCGAAGTTGTCGAAAGACTCCTGAACAAACCCGGTCTCCTCAGCCCCGAACCCGAAGTCCTCGGCGCGACCACCGGACGGCTCACGGAGCTCGATGATCTGGACGCCGCGCAGGCGGAGGCTGATCCCTGCCCCGGTGGCCGGCACGTTGTAGGGGGCGATCTCGACAGCGACCCGCGCCCGGGTGCCGCTGCCGATGCGGAGACCATCGGTCGGGATCTTCTGCCCCTTGGAGTCGAACAGGGCGGGACGCTGGGTCCAGCTCTTGCCGCTCTTGGTCTCGACGCGGGCCGGGAGCTTGGTCTTCACGACCAGGTTCCCGCTCTCGTCGCGCTCCCACGGCTCGCTCGCGTTGATCTTGACCTTCTTGCCGCCGCTCTCCTTCTGGAAGAACTGGATGGCGGAGTTCTTGGCGTTCTCGAGGAGCTCCTCGAACTTGTCCGCGGCATCGCCGGCCGGGATCACGATGTTCGTCTTGAACAGACCGTCCGGGTTGAACCGGGTGTCGGGCTCGATGAGCGCCGGGTACTGGAGGCTTCCTGCCGGGGTGGTCGCGTTCTGGTTCGCCTTCTTCATGGGTATCCTTCCTTGGTCCTTGATTGTAACGGGAGCGAGATGGTATTGCAAGCGGAACGAATGTCAGGCAAAGAAATACTTCGAGTCCCGGATCACCGAGACGTCGAGGTTTCCGTAGGTCGGGGGCGGCGGCAGCGAGACCCCCGTGGGGAGCTGCGCGTTGATCTGCCGCACCCAGTCGGCCAGCGGGTCTCCGGAGAAGGTCTCCACCCAGGCTTCCCGGAGTTCCTTCGCAAGCACCGGGTGGAACGCGGCATGGACTAGGTACGAGTCATGCACGAAGGCCATGTCCGGAACCTTGGCCGCGGCAAGCCTGCGGGCCGTCATCCGGGCCGCGGTCGCGTCGAGGCTGTGGACGAGGTTCGGGACCAGCCCTGAGACATGCTTGCGCCGGTCGATCTTGGCGGTCTTGTTCCTGATCTGCCAGATGTGGGCCTCCTTGCCGAGCGTCGTCTTCACCCGGCTCGGCATGTACGACCAGTAGTTCTGCTGAACCGTGAAGCCGTCGGGCGTCACCCACATGGGCAGGATGTTCGCGTTGACGATCACTTTGCCTGCGACCTTGGCCCACTCGAGGAACTCGCCGCCCTTGAGGACGATCTCCTTGATCGAGGGCCACACCTTGCGGATGAGGAAGCCGCACGGCTTGCTCGGGTCAGCCCACGGGCCATCGCGGTGGAACTCGAAGTACGATTCCTTGAGGTAAAGCATCGCGCTCCGCTGACTGATCGAGTACGGAAGGCACATGACGGGGCGCTTCACCATCGAACGGGACACACCGAGCGACAGCCAGCCGTCGGCGTACTCCTCGCCCAGGAGCCGAGCCTCCGCGATGCGCTCCATCGTGCGGTCCGCGACGAGCTGGTAGATGTCGCTCGGCTTCGAGGCCGGGAGCACGTTCACCGCCGCAGCACCGACCTCGTCCCTCAGCAGGAGGCTGAGGACCTGAAGCCCGTTGCAGGAACCGTCCACGGCCACCATCAGGTGCGAGGGCTTGCCTGCTCGCACTCCGGGCATGTCGAGGCACCACGCAAGGAACGAGAACGGCTCGTCCGCCTTACCCCACAGGTGGACCGTGTCGAGGGGTGCCTTGGCGATGGCGTCGATTTCCCCGGAGCGGATCATGCCGGCCATGAAGGCCGCCCGCTCCTCGAGGGTGCCCTTCTTCCCGAACACCGCCGAACCGTGACGGAGCCATGCGTTCATGGCCTCGCTGCGGGCAGGAACGGGGTGCCCCATGCCGAACTCGACCAAGCCGCGCTGGAGGTCGTTGCCTTGGTGCGACAGGCCCGTGGCTTGGCAGTAGAAGCGACCGCGGAAGTCCAACGCCGCGGCTTGGAAGAACCGGAGGTCCTGCTCCGAGGCGAACTTCACGGCGAGGTTGAGGGTCTGGATCACCCCGAGACGGCGACTGCTCACCTTGCGGTTGAAGTCAGCGATCCGGGTGCAGTCCATGTAGTAGCGCCGCCGGATGAGCGTCTGCTCGGGCGTGAGGTTGTCCATCGACGCCTCTGGCGGCTTGGGAGGCATCGGCTTCTCGTCATGCACGTCGAGGTCACCCAGGGGGCTTCGGCTCTCCATCAGGGCGAGCGCGACCTCCATCACCTTCTGGTTCACCCGGAACGGGGTGTGCTGGATGGTGTTGATCGCGTCGTAGACCTGCGGCATGGCCTCCTTGGTGTGGGTGGCCTTGGCGACCTTGGAGGCACCCTTCACCAAAGGGTCACCGAAGCCGGCCTCGTACCCGCCGTCTTCAGGGGAGTTCCACTTGCGGGGCGGGACCACCATCGGCAGCTTCACCGGCCGCAGCGTCTCACCGTGTCGCATGGCCTTGTGCGCGTACTCCCACGCCTCCTTGGTCATCACCAGCATCGAGACGGCGGTCCTGGCGTTGCGCTTGAACGTGATGCGCTCGAAGAGGCCCGTGGACTGACAGGCCGTCATGGCGAGGACGTACCCCACCTTCAGGGCCTCCTCGTCGGACCACCCAAACTCCTCGATAATGTCCGGATAAACGTAGGAGGCGATCCGCTTGATGTCCTTGGCCTGACGCTGGCCGCCCCGGGCCTGCACCCAGGACTTGAACCGCTTCATGCGCTCCGGGTCTTTCCCGTGCATGGCCTTGGCGATGGCCTCGGACTGAATCACCTTCGCGGCCTCGATGCAGCTGCGGGTGAAGGTCTTGTTGTTCTTGCTGCACCCGTCCAGGAGGCTCCTGAAGGCGATCATGGCGATGGTCTCGACGTCCATGCCGAGGGCGTTGAGCAGGACCGCCCCGACCCCCGTGTCGGTCTTGAGGACCTCCTCGAGCTTGGTCGAGAACGGCAGGATGGCGCTCTCGGTCATCCGTGTGCCCCAGTTGGTCTCGCTCTCGCACCCCTTCGTCATGGCCCTCCGGACGTTCCGGTAGTACCGCTTGCGTCCCTGCTCGAACGACTCAAGGTCCAGTTCCCTCTGGCTGATCTTCCCCATTATCCGAGCCTATCTGCCATCCTTGGCATTGCTAGGTTTGTGTCGAAAGTGTGCCAACAATTTGTCTTACGAGCGCAACAAAACGCTTACGAGAGCCACGATCAGCAACGATCCGGTGACTTCGTTTCCTATGCGGGAGTGTCGGGAACGTGTCGTTTCCCAAGAAACAAGGCGAATACACCACTTCTTGTGTGACAGTCTTGTATGCAGAACGGTCTTGATACGCGAACCTAAATCTGATGCGTCTGCCAATTCCGCCACGCCCGCTTGTTACGCGATGTTATTATTGGATCTTGGTGGCACAATGCCACTTATTCTGCCACATGTGTCGTGCCTGTGGCGCACAAGATAGTGTGTCTGTGTGCAGCGGTCCAGTTGTGCCACGGCGTCCTGTAACGAAGACGAGGAGAGGTGGGCGTAGACCAGCGTGGACTGGATGCTCTTGTGCCCCATCCACACCTGCACACGCCTGACGTCAACCCCCGCCATCACCAGACGCGAAGCGCAGGTGTGTCGGAGGGAATGGAACACCACCTTCTCGTCCGTGATTCCGGCCTCCACCGCCGCCCTGCGGAACCGCCGGCTCGCCTCGAATCGGTTGATACCGGCGAACGGCCCCTCCCCGACCCTGGGCAAGGCGTCCATCACGCCTCGCGCCCGCTGGGTCAGCGGGACCGTCCTGCTGTCGTCGTTCTTGGACTCCACCACGGTCACCCGGTCGTGCGCCACGTTCCTCCAACGGAGCGAAAGCAGCTCACCGAGACGCAACCCGGTCTCGGCGGCCATGACGCACAACCCCCACTCCCGCCTGCCTTGCAGCTTCTCGAGGATCGCCTCCTCCTCCTCGGGGTGAAGCCACCGACGCTCACCCTTGCGTTCCTTGCCGTAGGGGATCTTCGGCTTCTCCGTGATCCACTTCATCTCCTGCGCCACGTTGAGCATCGAGCTCAACGCCGCGAGGCGTCGGTTGATCGTCGCCTGCGCGAGGTTGGACGAACGGAGGTTCCATACCCAGGCCACGACCCGCTGGTAATCGACCTCGCGTACATCAAGGTCGCCGCCGAGTTCCTTCACCACCTGCGACCCGGTCAGGAACATCGCATCGGTCTTCAGCGCAGCCCACTTGGCCTGCTGCGTGAGCACCAAGAGGTCACCCAAGGTCCTCCCCGGGACCGACCCGGAATCATGCAGCCCACGCGCAGGAGGAACCGGAGACAACCCCTTGGCTATCGCCAGTTCCGCCTCCTTCTCCCACACCTTCGCCCCTTGCTCGTCCCGGAACGAGAACCGAAGCCGCTTCCCCCCGGGAACGACCACCGACGCCTGCCATGACCCGCCTCGCTTCGTGATCGCCATGCCTACTTCCTTTCGAGTGCGGCCATCACCTGCTCATGCAGGGTCCGGCCCTTCGCGGTCAAGTACAGGTCAACCCTGCGCCTGTCCTGCTCGTTCTCCTCAGCCTTGATGAGCCCGTGACCCGCAAGACGATCCTTGCCCGACGGGTACTTGCTGTTCGACAGCCACGACACCGCCCTCGAGGCCGTCGCCCGGGTGATCCCGAACCGCTCCAGAAGCTCGTTCATGGGGTACGCCTTCGGTGCCGCAGCACCCACCTCCAGGAAGATCGCGGCATAGAGCACCGTGATCTCCGGATTCACGGTTCTGAGAATCCGCATCGCGTCGAGCAGCCGGTCGGAATGTGATCGCATGGAAACAATCATACAAACGCGACGGTCGCAAGTCGATGTAGAAGTCCCACTTGCGGAGCAACTTCAGGTAGATTGACGGTCCACTAAAGGATTCAATCTCGAAACTCAGCCACCGAAACGTCCGGGAATCAAAGACTGCCTTCACAGGATCACCCTCACGACGATGTCGTAACCCATCCGGCGGATGGACACGGAGACGCACGACTCGCTGACCAGGTAGCCGACCTTCCGGAGGTCGCACGGCTCCGGAATGTCCCTGACGATGAACTGGTCCCGCTCCGGATCCCCGAGAAGCTCCCGGATGATCCGGCGCTCCAGACGCCGTTCAGGGGAATTGTACCCTAACAACTGCCGAACGGTAGGGAACTTCCACGCCCCCGTCTCGACAATCTGGGTTTCCGGATCTACCCCATAATCCCTGCACAACCGAGCAGCACGGCGGCTCATCCCTGCATCTCCCGGCACTCGTACTCCCCCACCTGACGCTGCAACACCACCGCCCGCTCCCGCAGGGAAGCAAGAGCTGCCTCCTGCTCGACCAAGAGGTCCGCCGCCTGGGAAAGCATGAGGTAATCCGGGTGGCATTCCTGACCGGCTGCGTCAGCCCTCGCCCGGGCCCGCAGGTACTCCACCGTCACCTGAACCTTGATGTTTCGCATCCTTGCGTTCCTCCTTGAGAGCCTCGATCTCCAGCCGAAGGGAATCCACGATCCGCTCCAGCTCCGCGATCCGTTCACGCAACTTGACCCGCGTTTCGTAGACTGCCATGCGACGGGGATTGTCTGCTAACGGGAATCATCAGTCAAGAGGGGAATCAGGAACTTTCCCCCAATTTCAACCAAAGAGAAACCCCCTCACCCGGGCGTAATCCGAGGAGGGGGCCGAAAGTAGGTAATCGAAGTCTACCGACGAAGGTAGGGAATGCTAGGGCCGGATCCCCTGCTTCCGGTCCAGGTAGCGACCGAGCAACCCCAGGGGAATCAGCAGGATCAACGGCAGGAAGGTCAGGAGGAGGAGGTATCGCATGGCGCATCCGGACCGAAACTCACGCCGCGGTCGATCACTTTCCGAACCGAAGCCGCATAGTCCTCAACAAACTCGCGGAACACTTGCGAATGCGTCTTGGTCGCATCGTCATCCTCCCAAACATGAAGGTAATCAGAAACCTCACCTAGCGCGTTGGATCGAAAGATCATGTACTCGCCATCCGGGACATACCAGCTCGGGGCAATGCGGGAGCAGACGTAGAACTGGGTACCGAACTGCCACAAAGTCCTTTCCGGATTCGTGAGGCGGTTGGAATCGACCCGGAACGCCTTGACAAGATAGGGGGAATCGTTCATCCAAGTCTCCTCACGCATTCATCCACGGCGAGCAGGTCGGCCTCCGGGTACGCATCCTTCATCTGCTCCACGGCGTGATCCGGGTCATCCGCGGCGCACACGAAGTGTTGCGGCATGGTAATGCCCAGGCAGTCCGGGGAATCCGGATCGGAGTAGGTGACGAGATAGGTAGTCACTTGGTACCTCCCTCCTCATCACGCTCACTGTAGTGATGGTGCTCCGCGTAGCCGTAGGCGACCCTAATGGAATGCCGTCCCATCAGGTGCATCAGGTCCGCAAGCAGGTCCACCACGACGGCATCCGGATCATCGTAGAGGGACCTGAGGGAATCCAGCGCGGCCCGGGCACGTTCGGCTCGGTCCTGGTTCGTCACGCCGCACCCCCTTCCTGGACGATGGGCGAACCCGCGGACCCGATGACTTCCCGCACCTTCCGGAGACGCAGCACGGCGTCGTTTCGGACGTCCTCGGCGCTCCCGTCGGTGTAGCGCGGCATGAGGAGCCCGACGGAACCCTCGGGAGCGGCACGATCATCCGCGAGTACGACAATCGGGCCCTTCCCGCTCGGGTCCATCACCAATGAAACGCTCTCCCCGCTCCCCAGGGCTTCCGCAAGCTTCAGAAGCAGCGACGGGTTGAGGGAAATGACGTTCCCCCGCTTCACCAATTCATCCGCGGGAATCACCTCGGCAACCGGCGGAAAGCTGCATGCCTGGTCCGGAACCTCGAACGATGCTCCGCCGGGAACCTCGGCGCGTCCGTTCATCGTGAGCATCGGCATCGGTCCCTTCCGGGTCCGCTTGCAAACCTTCACCGCGGAATGAGGAAGCAGCATCCGCCCCGCGGAAACCCGGTCCGGAACGTCGGCCGGAACAAACGCGGCACACTTGCCATCGGTCGCGGAAAGCACCGCGGGACCGCTCGGCGGAATGAACGCCGCGACGTCGTTGAAGGTGAACCGCCCGCGGTCCGATGCCGGGGCCGCGACCAAGTGAACCGGGGAAGGAATGGAAATACGCGTGACTGCGCTCATGGTTTCCTACTTTCAATCCTGGGGAATCTGCCCATCATCAGCGCACGGAATTACGCTCCGTGCGGACCGGCACACTTCGCGCCGGTTTCGGGCGGCGTCACTCCATGTACACCCCTTCGCCCCTGGCGGAATCCTCCAACGTCTCCGAAACCCACACCACGACGCCGATAAGCCATTGACGCTCGGCATCGGTCAACGTTGAGACGATCCACGGACACTCCAGGAGCGATTCACACTCCGAAATGATCCGGTACGCGGGAATGCGGGACCTACGCCATGAGCCGGAATCGACGAGCCGAGCGATATGAGTGATCCGGTCCGAAATGCGGGGTTGACTGGGTAGCATCGTTAGCCTCGGATGGTGGAGTGTATGGTATGCGGAATCAATCGCAAACGGCTACGCCGATGGACGAATAGACCGAATCAATGCCGTGATTCGGGAATCGGCGAGCCAATTCCGAGGGACGGTAAAGGTAGAGAGCGCATCCCCGAGGATCCCCCTGGATATACGCGGCTACGTCGGTCCGGCCGTCCAGGATCCGCGCAATGGTCCGCATGGCTCCAGCTTCCCGATCCTGGGCCCGTCCGAGCTTGCGCCCATCGAATGCGGAATAGTGGAACGGAATCCCGGACGATTCGTCACGTTGGATTGTCCCATTACATTCATGCTCATGCCAACGGTGGAGCGCCATCGAAACACGCCGGAGCGCGTCGCATTCGTCTCCGTTGAATCCGAGGGATCCGAGAGACGAGACGAGCGCGGCTCGACGTTCGACGAATGCGCGGGAGTGACGGATACGCTTACCCATTGAAGTACCTACCTTCGGGAATTGGTGCGCGTAGTTCGGGGAACATCCCCGGCCTAGCGTCCGGGTCCCTCAGGATGCCCCGAGGGACCGCGGCGCATGGCCGGAGTAGTTCAGGATGCCCAGGCGATACGCCCATCCTGGACGATGCCGACGCGGGCCCCGCGAGACTGCCACCAGGCGACGTAGGCCGGGACCGAGACGTAATCAAGGCCCCCGAATCCATCGTCGGCAAGCGCAAGCGCGGCTAGTCCCGGCATGGCCGTTTCCGGGAGAGCAGCAAGCATCGTGCCGACGCTTTCCCGGTGAGACGCGGATAGGCCGCGGACATACTCGGCGAACCGCGAGACTTCCCCGGGAGCTAGGCGAACGTCCACCATCGGCGAAGATACGACGTCCCCAGGGCGACGCTCCACGGCTTCCCGCTTGTCCAGGACAATGGTACCCTCGAAACGCTCCGCTTCCTCCCGGGAGCTCAACGTCTCCGCGAAACTCTCGGGAGAGTCATACCCGGAAAGAGTGGAAGTGACGTTGGGCGCCGGTGAGTGATACGCGGTGAACCCGGAACGGTGGAAGGTGACGAGCGGGTATCGGTCAAACTTGCGAGACATTTACTTACCTACTTTCCTACTAGGGTTACGCCGGATCCCGAATTACGCTCGGGGTCCGATGCGACCATGATAGCATATCGTTCGGCATATGCAACAAAGGAACGTGAGGAATCCGGCGAAGTTTCGGCGTGAGTCCGCAAAACGCGAGGCCAATTCCGGACGATTATTCCGGAACTAGCCTCGCGTTTGACCGACAAGTACCCCCGCTCTACCCTGTCCAGGACCGGCGCGTACCCCCAAGCTGCCCCTACGTCGGATACCGTATCCG